GGCATCCGAAGTCGACACGCGAGCTCGACGCGCGCGCGGTCGATCTGATGCTTCCCGAATACATCATCGAAGCCGCCGCGCGAGGCTTGGAATATCACGCCGCTGGATTGTCTGGCGATGGGGTTGTCGATCGTACGATCCGCGAGGCTCGTCTGATGGCTGACGGTGAAGTATCAGAAGACAAAGTAATCAGGACGAATGCGTGGGCTGCTCGGCACCTGGTCGATCTGGACGCCGAAGATAACCGTGATCCGCAGGCTGAGGGATTCCCCGGCGCCGGCGCGGTCGCGTTCTATTTGTGGGGCATCGACGCGCTCGACCCGCAACCGGCGATCGACTGGTTCGCTCGGAAAGCCGAAGCAATCAAAGCCGAGGAAGGTGACGCCATGCGCGGTGCTACCATTGACCCTATGACTACTGCCGTCGAGACTCGCCGCATCACCGTCAACGAGTTTGAGCTGCGCGACCTCGGCGAAGGCGACGGCATGGCTTTCACGGGCTACGCTGCCGTTTTCAATTCGGACTCCGAGCCGCTGCCGTTCATTGAGCGCATCGCTCCAGGCGCGTTTGCCAAGAGCCTCTCCTCCAGAAATGAAGTCAAGATGTTCGTGAACCATGATACGACGCGGGTGCTGGCGTCGAAGCGCGCCGGTACGCTGCGTCTGTCTGAGGATTCTCACGGCTTGCGCGTCGAGGCTGACTTGCCGCCGACGACGGACGGGAAAGATTTAGCGATCCTCATGAGGATCGGAACGGTTGACTCAATGTCTTTTGGATTCAGCGTTCCGAGCGGCGGCGATTCGTGGTCTGCGGATGGTGCGACGCGAGAACTGCGCGAGGTCCGTCTTCACGAAGTCAGCATCGTAACCGCATACCCGGCATATAAAATGACAAGCGCCGGCGTGCGTAGCCTCGACAACCTCGCCGCCGCGACGGGCGCCGACGCGGGTCTGCTCGATGCTGCGATCACGAAACTCGAAGCCGGCGAAACGCTTGACGACGATGCGGCGATGCTGATCGAATCGGTCGTGCAGAAGCTTCGCGCCGACACGACGATCGGTGACGAGGCGAAGGCTTCGCTCGACATGAAGCGCAAGCAGCTTGACCTTTTGTTCTCTCGCGTCTAACCGCTCCTGCGCCCTGTTACCATTTGGGTTGTCTGATCTGCGGAGCCGCGGCAGGCGCACCCGATGCGGAGCCGCGCGGGACATCCGTACGACCAACACTTTTGATCCAGAAAGGATCACCCTGATGTCCGAATACCTGAAGCGCCAGACCGATCTGCGCGCTACCGCATGGGAAGAGGCGAAGAACCTGCTCGACGCAGCTGCCTCCGAGTCCCGCGACCTGACCGCCGAAGAGAACGTGATTTATGATCGCATCTCCGAGGACATGGACAACCGTGCTCGCGTCATCGAGCAGATCACCAAGGACGAAGAGCGCGCCCAGCGCCTCGACGTTGCTGCTGCCAGCGTCCGCACGGACGAGGTTGCACCTGCCGACGACGACGACACCGAGTCTATCCGCAAGCTTGCTCGCGGCGAGGTTCGCTCGATCGACTTTGAGAAGCGCGACGTGCTGACCTCGAATACTGGAGCGCCAGTCCCAACTTCATTCTATTCTGAGGTCATTTCCAAGGCTCGCTTGGTCGGTCCGATGCTCACGACTTCGACGATCATCACGACTGCTGGCGGCGAGAACCTCCAGATCCCTCGCGTGTCTACCTACTCGGCTTCCACGATTGCTGCTGAGGCCGGTGCCATTGGCGAGAGTGATCCTGCATTTGCGGCCTTCATCACGCTCGGCGCGTTCAAGTTTTCGTACCTGACGCAGGTCTCGCGTGAGATGATCGAAGACTCCGGCGTCGACATCCTCGGCTTTCTTGCCGACCAGGTTGGACAGGGCATTGGCTTCAACGTCAACAACTTCCTGACCGTTGGTACTGGCACGACGCAGCCGAGGGGCATTGTTGCCGCTTCGACGCTCGGCGTTACAGGAGGCACCGGTGTATCTGGGGCCGCAACCGCCGATAATTTGGTTGACCTTTTGTACTCGCTTGATGGGGCTGCGCGCATGTTGCCGGGTACTGGCTTCATGATGAACGGCAAGTCGATCGGCGCTGTACGCAAGTTGAAGGACACCGCGGGCCAGTACGTATTCGCCCCTTCGTTTGCTGTCGGTACTCCTGACACGCTGCTCGGCGTTCCCCTCGTGGAGAATCCGGCGATGGCTGACGCCGCTACAAGTGCTAAATCGATCATCTGCGGTCATCTCCCGAGCTACTACGTTCGTCAGGTCGGCGGCATTCGTGTCGATTCTTCGAGTGACTTCGCGTTCTCGACAGATCTCGTCACGATCCGCACCCTGCTCCGCGTCGACGGCAACCTGCCGCAGGTGACGCACGTCAACCACTTCATCGGTGGCGCATCCTGATCAGTAGGTAGAATGGTGGCTACTCGGCGATTCGTGCCGGGTAGCCACTATTTTTTTTGGACGGGGGAGCATGTCGAATCGCGCGATGCGACGCCAACAGGCGAAGCACACTAAGCCACCAGCACCACCACAAGCCGAGGGCGTGACGCGGCAGCGAATCCTCTGGGCCTCGAATGCCCCCTTCGCGGCTACGGGCTACGGCGTGCAGACCGCGCAGGTCGTAACGCGCCTAACGCGCGACCAGCACGAAGTCGCGATTGCTTGCAACTACGGTCTTCAGGGTGCGGAGACTGTGTGGAATGGTGGCGTGGCCATGTACCCCTGCGGGACCTCCGGTTACAGCGATGACATCATGAACGCGCACGCGCAGCATTGGGCGCACGGCAGCGAACTCCCGAGCCTGGTCGTGATCTTGTTTGATGTGTGGGCGCTGGAGAATCCCGGCATAAAGCAGATTCCGAAGATCGCAGCGTGGGCGCCCGTCGATCACCAGCCAGCACCGCCGAAGGTGATCGCTTGGCTGAAGCGCGATAACGTGATGCCGATCGCGATGAGCCGGTTCGCCGAACGGATGATGGCGGATGATGGTCTAGATTCGATCTACGTGCCGCACGCGGTCGAGGCGATCTTCAAGCCAACGCCATCGTTTGCCGACGCGGACGGCAAGATGGTCACGGGTCGCGATCTGATGGGCGTCGATCCTGACCGCTTCGTGGTGATGATGAACTCGGCGAACAAAGGCAGGACGCCGGTCCGCAAGTGCTTCGGCGAGAATCTGCTCGCGTTCTCGATCTTCGCGAAGAACCATCCCGACGCGATCCTGTACCTGCATACCGAGGCGTCGGCGATCGCCACAGGCGTAGACCTCCGCACGCTGATCCGCGGCTGCGGCATCCCCGAGGATCAGGTCTGCTTTGTCGATCAGTACCTCTACCGGATGAACCTGCCGCAGCAGGCACTAGCGGCGCTCTACAGCGCAGCCGATGTGCTGCTGGCGACCTCGGCTGGCGAGGGCTTCGGCGTGCCCGTGGTCGAGGCGCAGGCGTGCGGAACGCGCGTCATCGTCAGCGACTGGACGGCACAGACCGAGCTTGTCGGCGACGGCTGGGCGATCGAAGTGCAGCCGCTCTGGGACCCCTATCAGGATGCTTGGTTCGCGACGCCGATGATCCCGCGGATCGTGGACGCGCTAGAGGAAGCGTACGCTGCCGAACGCGGACCGAGCCAGAAGGCCGTCGACTTCGCCGCCGACTACGATGCGGATCTGGTCTACGCAAAATATTGGCGCCCGGCGTTGGAGCAGCTGGCCGCCTGGACGCCGACTGTTGCCGAGGTGGCAACGTGATCCCCGTGATGGTCGTGCCGGTTCTCGGCAGGTATGACTTGCTGCATCGCTTGCTCGGCACGATCGACGAGGAAGTGGGCGAGATCCTAATCATCGACAATGGTGACGAGCTCCGCCCCGCCGACCTCGCCACCTACCCGAACGTCAGGCTAGTGTCGTCACCGTCGAATCTCGGCATCGCGACATCGTGGAATCTGGGCATAAAGATGCACCCGCGCGCGTCGGGCTGGGTCATCCTCGGTGCGGACGTTTGGTTTCAGCCTGGACGGCTCGGCTTATGGTTTAGCCGGACAGCTGCCGATCAGATTACG